GGCAGATTTGCCGCTGCCGGATTCTCCCAAAATCAAAACTGGGATACCAATAAGTCAGCCCCCCTTATCTGATTCTCAGGCTTTCGCCGCGATCTCCAAGAACGGCAAATGGAAGTTGGTTCCCCTGATTCAGATACTCCCGGATTTTGGCAAGATCAGGCGTTCCAGGCTTGAGCCATGCCGCCGGAACATCGTCCAGCAGCTCCACAGGCTGAGCACCGCCGTTTTTCTGAATATTGAAAGAGAATAGCGCCGTCTTGAATTTCGTCCGGCCTGTAGCCTTCATGGTATCGAAAAGACGCTGTTTCAACGCCTTTTGGCGATTGCTGATAGAGGTTTTCCGCTCCTGTAAGCGCTTGATTTCAGTATCGATCTGGGCGGTATCCCCGTCCATGCTCTTGATGATCTTTGCGTAGCTATCGGCCTTGGTATCCATATCGGCCTCTATCATCTCGATGGTATCGAATACGGCCTCTTCCGGAATTTCCGGGTCGAGGAGCATTTCAAATACGTTCTGCCATTCCTTGCTCATTTCGTACAAAGTTATCATGTTGACTTTCCTTTCCCAATTTGATATACTGTGCATATGGGTAGATGATGAATGTCTCTGTATCGCCGTCCCCGGTGCTGTAACATCGGGGGCGGCTTTTTGTTAAAGAACAACCACGACGTGCCCGCTCTGAATTTCGGATTCCAGCGCCTTTTCCAAGTATTTCTTTACCGTATTCCGGGCGGAAAGCTTCCACATGCCTCCGTCGGCTTCAATGAAAGAAATGTTTCTTTCGTTGATACGAATAAGAAATTGAGATTCCGGCTGCTCAACCTCCTGGAACGTGCGGTAAGGCCGTAGCTTGATAATTGGTCGGATGGACGCATTGGATTGAAGGTCGATGCCCTTCTTGGTGACAACGCTGGTAGCAATGCCATTGTCGTTGTACGTGACTTTGCTCCCAGTGGTGATATCGGATAGCAGTTTCAAGGCATACTCCGTATCCGCCGTGGGCTGGAATCTTGTGCGCAGAGCGATCAATGCTTCTTCAAACGGCAAGGATACCTTCTCATTCCAGCCGGGAACGTCGGTCGCATTGGCAGTATACGGGTACTCGCGGTTGTTACGCAGCTCCGCGGATGGGTGGGTGAAGCACTTTACCGTTTTGTGATCGGGAACCGTGATATAAACGGTGCTGTACCTCTGTACCGCCTCCGTTTTTACAAACGCTACCATGGCGTCGAGGCTGGAAAGCTGGATATTATCTACAATTTCCAGATCAGGCTTCACCTCGGTATAGCTACCTTCTGCGTCCGCAATGAAATCATGGTTTCCGGACGTGAACAGGTGTGGCGCACATAGTTCCTGAATTTTTTCGATTGCTTCTTTCAACATTGTTTTTTTCCTCCTATCAGGCCATTTTGATTATTTTCAGAGACGCGGGGGCTTCCTGCTCTTCTCCGTCCATGGACATCTGCCCTGGAACCTGGGGCACCATTTCGACAACTTGACACTCTCCGGTGCTGTCATCCCCAGCAACCCAAAGGGTTGTTCTCGCGGGCGTAGTAGGCGCAAGTGCTGATTTTACCGCAACGCTGACACCGATGTTCTGCCGATCATCGTCCGGTGTAAACTCGATTGTGAGCGTCAGCTTTCGTTTCTGCGTCGGTTTGGTGTTGGGGTCAAGGATATTATCAATGACTTTCGCCATCTCCAAATCCACGCGCTCCTGAAACGCGCCCCTTGCCATCTGCAAAATTGATTTTGGATCGTACATTAGAAATCCTCCTGTTTTTAAGATGTGTATCCTTTATCGTCCTCTGATGCACCGTCCGATACCGGCACCCATCAGGATAGCGCACACCCACATAGCCGGGACTGCCGCCTTGTCTGCCAGCAAATCCGCCTGCTGCCACCAGAAAAGCACCAGATTCAGCCCCGCATATGGGAGAACACGGAAAACGCATTCCTTGATATTGAACGGCTTCCGGTTCTCCGGCACCGGCTCCCACCGGGCATCCTCGGGTGTATTCCTGCTTGCCATATCATCACCCCCTAACCGCATGATTTCGGTGGACTACATCGAAAAGCTCCGCGTTCTCATCGTCGAACGCCTTGCGTTCCTTCGATTCCAGCAAAAGGGATTCCCGCAGATGCTCATTTTCCCGGCGCAACCGGCGGTTCATCTCCGCCATGGTGCGAAGCTGGGCAACCTCGTTCGGCATCATTTGGATTTCTCCTTGTAGGGGCGAACCTCACTCAAGTGAAGCTGCTGGATTAAGCCACGTTTATTACAAAAATCGCAATCTCCATCCAGCAATATTTTTCGTAGCGTAACAACGTCACCGATATTGAATCCATGTTCATACATGCCGCCCTTTACCGCGACAACGAACTTGTCCCCAATCTTCGGCTCTCTCTTTTCCGGATTGTCCTCCTTGCGCTTCTTCTCAAACAGCCGCCCAACGGCGGCCTTTGCGCCCTCCGCTCTGCTGTAGGTATCCTTCGGATTGCACCGGGCTTCTGCGGTCTTCACGTCCCGCCCGCCCCGTTTCAGCGTGGCCGTGGTAATCATCCCGTCAAAGCGGAGTTCAACGGTGTAGGGTTTCCGCGCAGGCTCCGCAAGGCCAGCGATCATGTCTTCGTACCAGTACCAACGGCGGAAAGGATCATCGCTATCCGCCTCCATGTAATAGTAAACTCCTATACGGTTGATCCCGGATTCTATGATCGTCATGGTCTTTCCCAGATACTTGTCCATATAAGGGTTCCAGCACTGCTGCGGCCTCTTGCTCACAATCCGCACCTTATCCCCAACTTTGTATTTCGCCATAAATAACTCCTTTCAATTTCGGCATTCTGCCGTAGATTTCAAATCCATGCTTTTCCAAGCTGTGCTGTGCTGAGCCATTGCGTAGGATTTCGATGCTTTGCCATGCCGCTACGATGCTTATCATTGCTGTTCATTGCCGAGCCATTGCGTCGCTTTTCGTTGCTTGGCCACGCCTCTGCAACGCATCTCATATCTAAGCCATTGCTAAGCGAGGCCAATCCACGCTATGCCCTTGCGCCTTAAATCAGCTCGTATGTATAGCGTCCCTTCCCACTGTTTCGCCACTGGCCGATACCCCGAAGCTTGCCGTACTCCAGGCATTCCAGTGCCAGATCGTGCATGTCCTTGGTCAGGCAATCGATCTGAATCTCAATGGAAGTCCCTGCCGGTGCTGTCTCGCTGCTGGAAAGGGCAATCCGCTCACCCTGCGCCGTGGATGCCCGGAGGGGGCGCTCACACACGCCAATCTCGCCGCCGTTCAGGTCCAGGGGAATCTTTCGGGGGGAGACAAACAGGAGGCCGTCGATTTCCTTTTTGTATGCCTTGATCTTGCTGGCCTTTGTGCCGGGAACCTTCCGAAGAACGCCGCAGGAATCCTTGAAAAAGCCCTTGATCTGGTAGTCATACAGGAACGGCTGCCCGTTCTCGTCCCGGGGGAATACCGTCATGGATTTCTCCATCATGCCGTCCACGCCGATTGCGGCGACTTCCTCTTCCATGCTCTCGGCGTCGGGAGCCTTGGAAGCGATGAACTCCCGGTGCAGCTCCTTATTTCCGCTGCACGTACCCAGAAGTTCCTCAAAAAATGTGATTCTTGCCTTGATTTTGCTGATTTCCATTTGACTTTTTTCCTTTCTTTTGGTAAAATAAAGATGATTTCCATTGACTGCCGCTCTCGGGTGTTCCGCACGCCCGGGGGCGGTTTTCTCGTTGCAACGCGCACCATATCAGTGCCCTTGCCCAGCTGTGCTTCCCCTTGCCTCTGCTCTGCCTTGCTTTGTTGTCCCTATCGGTGCCCTTGCTGTGCGTGCCCTCGCCTAGCGATTCTATGCAATGCCCTTGCGACGCTGTGCGCTGCGCCGCTGAGCCGATCATAGCCCTTGCTCAGCCACTCGGTGCCAAGCCGCGGCTTCACCTCCCCGTGCTATCCTCGCCTTTGCAGCGCCTACCACTGCTCAGCCTCGCTACGCCACCGCGTGGCTGATCACTGCAATTCCCTCGCAAACGCCCGTATCTCCTTCTCAGAGTACCCCAGGGTTTTCAGAATCACCGCCGGGTTGGGGTGGAGGGTGGTCACCAGCTTTTTCAGGACGCTTACCCGCATTTCGGTTTTGCCCTTCCGATAGTTCCGAAGGGTCTGATGGTCTACCCCGGTTTTTTCTTCTAGCGCTACAGCGTTATCGCTCTGAATCCCCGCCAGGGGACAGCAGCGGTCGATTTCCTTCCAGAAATCCTCCACTGCGTAGCGCTCGGCATACTGCCGGATTCTAGGCATTGTCTTTCCCCTCGCTCTCTTTATCTGCGGGCTTTACCTTGGGGGCAAGGATATTCGCCATATCCACCAGCCCCTCAACGTAGTCCTGGCCTTTTACAGCCGCGATATTCTCAAGAACGGTTACGATTTTCTCAGGCATTTTCATTTCCTCCTTTACTAAATTTTTCATTCAAGCTGAATGCCAGCTCCCCGATATTTTCTTCACCGTCAAGCCCCGTCGAGCAATTTCCGGGTGGTCGTGCCTTTTACATGGGGATGGATACCCAGAACCATAAAAACGGGTGCGCTCATCTTGTCACGGTGTTGCCCTGCCATCATCAGGCCAGGTGGGGCGGTTCCTGGCGACGGCCCGGGGGCCGTTTCGGCTATGTCAATTCTGTTCCGCTTCCTCCTTCCATGGCCTTCCGGGAGATTTTTTCCAGTTCATCATAAATGGCGACCAGCTTCATCTGGATTTCCGCCATCTCCCAGTCGTTCTGGGCATAATTTTCACGCCCCTCTGGCAGCAGCAGTTTGATTGTGCGCTTGGCGTTCCTAACGGCGCTTTTCGCAATAAAGATTTCGTTTTTAGTCATTTTCATTTCCTTTCTGTGTTGGGCGGGTTGCCCCGCGTGGTCTGGTTTGCTAGGATTGCTTGCTGCTAAAAATTTTTGAAAAATGTTTACCCAAGCCCCTTGAAAACTTTCTTAAACTGAGTTAAAATTGTTCCGTGCCTACTGGCATAGGAAGGAGTGGTCGCCGTGACCAAACTTTTGACTTTGCCTGCTCCCGTCTGCATGGGCTGAGCGGCTGATTCCGGCGGAGGCCTCAGAGAAGAGGGAAACAAACACACGCTGATGTGACAAGCAATCACATCCCACCGGGTTCAGCGCTCCATGTAGTCTGCCAGCAATACGGCATTTGCGGAACCAAAACCGCAAAAGTGGCGGAGTTCCTCAAGAAGTTTGGGGTGCTGTCTCAGGCGGTGAAAGCCTGCAAGGGGCATAGGGTAAACAAATTTGGTAGCAAATCGGTGGGAACAGCACTCCTGCCGATTTGCTGTCTGTTGAAGTTCTTCTTCAACTGTGTCTTAAGTATACATCAACTCCGTCTAAATGTCAAGCCCTATTTTAAGACTTTTTTGGACTGAGTTGAAAATAGTTCTTGATTTTAACTAGAACCTGTGGTATAGTTATGGCAAGAGGAAAGGGGGTGGTATTATGGATACAATCGCAAGCAGAATTATAGAGGTATGCGCAAAATGTGCCGATGGGAATATGAGCGCGTTCGCGCGAGAGATTGGAGTTACCCCGGCATACATCTCTAAATTGAAGAATGAACCAGATCGAATGCCGAGTGACCGCACGATCTCCGATATCTGCCGCATCTTTGCCATCCGGGAGGAATGGCTGAGAACAGGCAGTGGAGAAATGCAGCCGCCGATGACCAAAGAGGAAGAAATAGCCCAGCTTGTGAACGGAGCCATTAACGGTTCCAGCGAGTTCAAGCGGGCAGTTATCAAGATGATTTGCTCCCGGACGGACAGCGAGCTGGAAGCCCTGGAGGCCGCGCTCCGAAGCGTATACGAAAATCTATAAAAAGAGCCGGGGCGCTTACCTGAAACGCCCCGGCTCTATGTACATTCGCTATTTTAAGAATCCACGCACAAACCCCCGCACCTGATAAAGATAGCCCAACGGCAGCGCCCGCAATTGCTCCACAATCCACGCAATAATTTCTTCCCTGGTCTCCATATTTTGTCCCTCCATTGTGTATTTATAAACGTTTGTTTGATTACATAGCGTATAATAGCACGTCATGTGTCCAATAAACCGGACTTATTAGGAAATTGCACAAAAATTTTTCTTTTCGTTGAAATTATTTTCCGAACGTGGTATTATTTTATTGTAGAATTTTATGGAAAGAGGTATCCACTATGAAAAAATCGATTGCTTTTCTGATTTGCATATCCCTGTTTCTAACGGGGTGCGGTGCGCCCACGGCTGAGACGCAGCCAGAGACCACGGAGGCCACGCCTACAACGGTAGCCACGGAAGCACCCACCGAAGCGGAAACGGAAGCGCCCACGGAAGCGGTCGCCGCCGAAGAGGGAACCATTGCGGAAACCGTGGTGTATGACGATGGCACTTTCAAACTCACGGCGAAAGAAATTGACTATTCCGATGACTACAGCATCAAAATAAAAGTCCTTGCGGAAAATAACTCTGATAAAAACGTTTCTTTCACTGGAACTCAATTCTCAGTAAATGGAATCACAATGTATTGTGGATTACATGAAAATGTGGCTCCCGGCAAGAAATCAAACGGTTCCATTGATATTACCCGTGAAAATTTGGAAAAGTACGGAATTAAAAGTATCGCAACTGTAAAGGCGCAAGATGCCTATATATACAACAAAGATGATAAGAAGACAATTACAAGATTCCAGTTTTCCCTTGAAACTTCCATTTCTGACGGATATGTGCAGGAAATTGATAAGTCCGGCCAAACCATATATGATAAAGATGGCATAATTATAAAGTACCGTGGAATTGAAACGGACTGGACGGATAACGAAATTCTTTCATTCTATGTAGAAAATAGAACAGATTCCGATATCAATATTTTTTCCGATGACGTTTCTGTAAACGGATTCATGATTTATGGTAGCATGGTTGCGCACGCATACGCCGGGTGCGTAACGTATGACGGGCTTAGTTTCCTATCATCTGATTTAGAGGAAAACGATATCGATTCTATAGAGGAAGTTTCTTTTTCTTTGCACGCATCCGATAGCGAAACGAAGAAGCGGCTGTGGACTACAGATGAAATTACAGTCGGGCGGGTGCCGCAGCAAGACGCCACTCCCAATACCGAAGCCGCAACGCCGGCCACTGAGGCGCAAAACGAAGATACAATAAAAATCGGTAATTTGGTATTCCCCGTTGATAAAGATAGCACCATCAAAGAAGCGGGCGAAGGGCTTACAGATATAACATTGCCAGATGGAAACACTTATATTGGTATTTACGTGAGGCAATTCTCTGGGGATGAATCCGATATCATGCGGACATTTAAGCCCAAAACCCAGCATTCGGCGTGTGTAGAGGCTTTAGTTGGGAACAACGCCGCAGCAACCGACCATACAACCTGCAAAATCCTCGGCGCCACGATCAATCTTGATCTTGTCGCGTCGTCCGGCGGCCTTACGGGGATAATTGGAACATTTGATGATGGAGAATATATTTACACAATCATATATGCCTTTTCCGGTACGGGTTCTGCATCTTCGCGCGGCGAGCAATTTACAGAGTTTGCCAATGGCATCACCACGGAAAAAGAATCTCTGGAAATTACGTCCGTCAAGTGATGATTGCCCCGCCACCCGTGCCACAAGGTGGCGGGGCTTGCCGCCGGTAATGCCGTGTGTCCCTTGCCGGTTGCACCTTTACCATAGCCCCTACCACTATAAAAGTAAACGCGCAAATCGGACAATCCGTTTACACGGCGTAGATTTTGCGTGCCAAAATGAAAGGAGCGAGTTATTTTGCCCACGGAGGAACGTATTTTGGCGCTGCATGAGCAAAGCCTGACGTTGGTGGAAAAAATCAAGACCGCCAAGCAGCAGCAAGGCAAAACCGTTCAGCAGCTGGCCGACGAGACCGGGATACCGAGAACGACCCTAAACCGTTTCTTTGCCGGGACACTGATGAACCCGGGCTTCATGGATGTGTGCTCCCTATGCGCAAGCCTGGAATTATCCGCAGACGAGCTTATCGGGCTTTCCCCGCAGAAAAGCGACGATTCCGTTACCGTGGATTTTTTGCAGCTTGAACTCGATCACAAAGACGAAATGTTGCAAGAAAAGGACGCCGCAATATCCCGCCTTCTTGATCGGAGCCGGATACAGGAGGCGGGAATATCTGCCCGGGATACCAGAATCCGCAAGCAAAGCGACGCCCTTTCAGAAAAAGACAGTGCGCTTGCATCCGCACAAAGGGAAGATAAGCCCTTGATTTACGGGCAGTGCGCGTTAAACATTCTGCTGGCGGCGGTACTCATAATCTATATGGTGCTGGATGCCCGGAACACGGAAATGGGGCTGATTCGCTCCGAAAAGATTTCTGCGGTGATTTTATTCGGTGCGGCAGGAATCGCCGCTGTTTTTATGCTCACGGCATTTTTGATTTTCCACAAGCTTTTAAGTGGAGGTGAACGGGATGGCAAAAAGAAAAAAGGAGCCGGAAATCAGGCTCCCAAAAATTAAGCAGCTCCCCTCCGGGGCGTGGCACACACGTGTATACTTGGGCGGGCATCGAACATCAATTACACGTGATACTTATGAGGAATGTCTATCAGAATACCTTGCAGTCAAAAACGGCATTCTGGAAGCTCAGGAGCGGCCACAGGGGCAGCTTACGCTAGGCGAAGCAGTAGACGCATACATAGAGAATACCCGTGATTTAGTCCGCCGTGGTCGGCGCTCTCCGTCTACGGTATACGGCTATATCAGATATCGGGATAATACCTTTCAGCGGGCAATGGCATACAATATCTACACCACGCCGGACGCACGATGGCAGGCCGCTATAGACGATGAAAAGAAAATGGGCAGATCCCCGAAGTACATCAAGAATGCGTGGGGGCTAATGTCGGCGGCAATCAAAAAAGAAACCGGGAAGCAGCCGAAAGTCGTCCTTTTCGAGAAAGAGGACAACGAGCGGCCATTCCTAGAGCCTGACCAGATTGATATTTTTGTTGAGGCCGTAAAAGGTGATCCGGTGGAAATCCCGGCACTGCTTTGCTTATCCAGCTTACGCCGCTCTGAAATGTTGGCTCTGACGTGGGAGAATATCGATTTTGCAAACAGGGCAATTTATGTTCGTGGTGCAAAAGTCCGTGGTGAAGACGGGCTGAAGCTCAAGCCGCAGAACAAAACGAAAAAATCCCGTCGCCCCGTGCCTATGATTCCACCGCTTTACGATGCACTTACGGCCGCGCCGAAAGATACGGAATTTGTTGTAAACGCCGCGACATGTACGCTATTCAATCGCATCAACAAAATATGCCGGGAAAACAACTTGCCAGAGGTGGGGATGCACGGATTGCGGCACAGCTTCGCCTCGCTGGCCTACCATATGGGAATCCCGGAAATGATGGCGGCGGACATAGGCGGATGGAAAGACTTAGGGACGATGCGCAAAATTTACACGCACTTAGCGGAACGGGATATTGCCAAACGCTCGAAAGAGTTCACGGATTATTTCACGCCAGAGGCAATGAAAAACCGCAAAATTGGCAATGACACGGGAAATGAAAATTAAAAATTGCTAGTGCCGCAACATATTTACAAATTTATCATGTGGGTTCGAATCCCACTCTCTCCGCCACATCAAAAAAGCCCTAGAAACTTATTCTAGGGCTTTTTTATTGCTTTATCGGCTATATTCCCACGTTCTCCGAACTATTCTACTAGAAAATATTACCACAGTTTTTAATATTTTCCCGCGTGCGGTACGTTTTTAGGGCGAAAATTGGCAACGGATTGGCAACGGAATTTTGCCGCTCATTCTTTGAGCCGCCGCATAATCGCCGCGTATTCTTTGGGGTATATCAGCCGAATGCACTCCATGTGTTCGTCCATCACTTCTAACAGCCGTTTCATTCCCGCTGAATTTGCGGCAATTGCAAACTCGCTCCCGGATATTTCATCATTTTGTGGCGCAGGAGCGGAGGAATACAAGCTTGCGGGAGAAACATCAGCAGAGCGGGAATATTCCGGGAACAGGTGATCTAGAATGGTATAGCACGAGGCCATTAACTGGCATGTCGCCGCCGTCGGGCGCTTCACTGCTTTGCATTCTTCGATTGTTTCCAGTAAATCCCGCTCTGCCAACATTTTTTAATCCTCCATACAACGGACGGCCTTTTCCAGAGCCTCTCGCGTCCGGCTGTCCGGCGCTTCATCAATCATGCGCCGCAGCTTATCCACCATATCTTCCTTGGCGTCTGCGCGGCTGTAGCGCCCCATGCTATCGCGTTTACGGCCTCGATAGCTCACGCTGTCCCGGTAATCGGCTCTATAGCCATCCCGTCCATAGTTGCCCATGGCGTACCAGTCCCCGGCACTGCTGTATCCTTCACCCATCATAATCTTGTCCAGATTCTTCATGGTGTGCGTCAGCTTGTCCACGGTTTCCAGATCACCGGCGGACAGTTCGCCTTTTTCGGCGATTTCGTCCAGTTCCCGGCAAAGTGTATCTCTCAGCTGTTCCCAGTGCTTCATAATTTCACCTCCTAGGCCACGCGCTCAATCATCAGATTGGCGTTGGCAACATCGATTGCCTGCGCGGAGACATTGCGCACGGATAACGCTACGCAGCACCCACGGGGAACATCCACAAACGCGGAGGTCGCCACGTTGAATGCGTCTCCCACGGCGGCGGGTGTTGCCGTCGCCGTAGTGGCGGAAAGCGCCTCACCGCCCAGCGCCAGCGCTACGCTGATAGCCCCGGCGGTGCCACCGGTAGGCACGGAGATATTTCCCACGAAAAGCACGCGATACCGCGCAATTGGGGAACATCCGCTACAAACGCCCCGCAGGGTGACAAGGCCAGCCCCGTCACGGTGAACAACATACCCCCGGCTGCATCTCACCGGCGTATCGGTAAACAGCACGTTCTGTCCGGCCGCCACGGCCTGTACAGCGTTCGCAGTAAGTTCAACCGCCATGCTCTCCCCCCCTTACGCTACGTTTCCGCAGCCGCAGCCGTAGCCGTTACCGTAGCAGCAGTTAGGATTCTGCACCTGGTAGGCAGGCACAGGCCGGGGATTGTAATAGGCGAACTGGTCAGCTACGTAGCCCTTGATCGTCAGGTTCTGGGCATTCTGGCTCGCCGCCAGCTGCGCCATGAACAACTGCTGATTCTGATCGGCGATTTTCTGATCCTTTGCCGCCAGCTCCTGTGCGGTAAGCCGCTGGTCGATGGAGCGGAAACCACAGTTCATGGCATCGATGATATCACGGGTGGTGTTTTGGATGGTGTTCCGGGTGTCGCAGCTCTGGGTTGCCAGATTGTAGTTCACGCCCTGGATAGCGGCGCGGTTTTCGCAGCAGCACTCCTGATTTGCCATCTGCATCTGGAAAAGCTGCTGCATCAAGGCAGCCTGCTGATTGCACCGGGAAAGCTCCGCCGCCTGGAAACCGTTGCTGATATTCTGGTTCACGCCTGCAAACCCATTCAGCATACCGGTATTCATGGCATAGAAGCCGTCGCAGACACCGTTGTTCACGCCGTCAATTTTCCGCTCGATGTTGGAAAAATCGGACGCGAGAACATACCCGTCCACCACGCCAGCGCCGGAACCACGGCCGCCAAAGCCTCCGCCCCAGCCGTTGCCGCCCCAGCCGAAGAAACCGAAGATCAAGAAAATGATGATCCATGCAGACCAATCACCGCCCCAGCCTCCGCCATAGCCGCCGTTGTTGCCATCGGTGACAGCTCTGATATCAGCGGGGGTCATTTCACTTGCTGTAATACTCATTTTGTTCTCCTTTCAAAAGATGAAAAATATAACAAAATCTGGCCAGATTATTGTTTACCTTCTAGGCGCTCCGAAGCCGAACATGCCCCGGAATTGCTCAAACTGCCCCTGCATCTGCTGTGCCATTTGCTGGGCTTGGTTAAGCTGCTGCTGGTTTACACGCCCGCTCTGTACCAGCTGATTAAGCAGTTGCTGCGGGTCTTGCCCCCTCATCTGCTGCATAAATTGGGGGAATTGGAAAATCATCTGCATAGGATTAGGCATCATTGCGTTTTACCTCCGTTTTCTTGGTATCGCGTTTTCCATCCATCAGCTGGTTCAGCCGTTCCTCTACAGCGGAAAGCCGCTGCTCAAATCCTGCGCTGACTGCCTCCGGGGTAGCTCCCGCATCCCGGATTTTGTATTCATACGCTACAATCGGCATTGGTCGCCCTTGCGCGTCTGTCCGCTTTTCGTAGAATACAGGCTTGTTACTGTCCCAGAGCCGCACAAATCCGTTTGCAGTGACGATAAACGCCTCCGCCGCAGATTCCGAAGCTACCCAAATTCGGTCATCAAGGGGCGGCTGTTGGGGTTGTGCGGGTATCTGCGGTTGCCCGATGGGCATTTGCGGCTGGAAATAGTTGGGCTGAAAATAGCCGGATTGGTAGTTGGGCTGCATATAAGGATTTGCCATCATTCACGCCTCCAAAAATAAATTGGGTTTTCGTCCATGGAATCCCAGGTATCGTATAAAATGCCGTTTTCCACGGCAACAACGTGGTTTTTCAGTGCGACAACGTAAATCCCGTCAGGGTATTCCCGGATAAAATCGCCTACGGTGTAGCAGTCCGGGCATTCCGCCGGGATTGCCGCCCGCCTGAATCCGTGCCGCCGTAACACCGCACCCCATACGTTATTTGCGCTAGGCATATCGCATTGGGTCAGCCCCTCGCTGGCCAGCTCAACGTAGGATTGGTACCAGTCAATTCCTAGAGCCTTTGCCACAGCTCTGACTGCGCAATCGCCGACTTTCGCGGCGCGGGGATTTGGATTAAAGCTTTGAAATTCAGCCATAGGCAACGCCCCCTTCCTTCCTATAGAATAACAAAAAAATCGGTAGGGAAACTCTCGTTTCCCTACCGACTTACAATCACACTTCTATCAAAAAACTATCAGAAGTCTATGTTTTTTGGGAGTATGTCGCTATACTCCTGCACACTGTTATAGGAGTTTTTCAACTTTCTAATGTACCTATCTAATGTGGCAAGGGACATGCCGTAAGCGTGGCACTGCTGTACACGGCTCCATCCGGCGGCTCGGGTGCGGATGATCTTTTCCTCCAACGGCGTTAGAATCGCCAGAGAACAGAACTCATCCAGAATCACCCGATTCCATCGGACTTTATCCACTTATCACATCAGTCCTCCTTGGGAGAAATGTAAGTTCTTGCCTGTTTGCTGTCAGAGATACCGGCGGTGGTGGGGTCGTTCACCACGCCCAGAATCACTAGCAGGGCAAACACGGCATTCACCACGGCCAGCAGCTTGTCGCCGATTTCGCCCAAGTCCAGCGTAAAGCCGAACAGGGCGGCTACCGTCTGCACCAGCAGAAGCAGCGCGGGAATCGCGGCCAGCCAGAAATTTTTGTTTTTGATACGGACAATCCAGTTAATCATTTTTGTTTTCCTCCTTAAATTTAGCCCAGCCCAAGCCGGGCAAGAATAAACCCTATGACAGCGGCTACGACGATGTATATGACCCTTTCCACAACCGACTTCCACCGCTTGCCGGGTTCGGATTTCAGCTCCTGCACGTCCGTGCAGAGGCCGTCAACCTTATCCCCGGTAACTTCCACACGTTCAGCCATCACCGCAACAGACGTTGCCAGCGTGTTCAGCGCTTCCGTTTGCTTCTCCAGCGCGTCCAGTCGGTGAGAGTTGGATTTCCCCCGCTGCTCTACAGCGGAAATCCACTTAGTGATCTCAGCTTCTTCCATTGGCATGCTCCCTTCTCAGCCGTTCCACCGGCTGTACTTCCCGTTGTCCTCGTGAATGCCCCATCCGTACAGCCCCAGACCGCCCCGCCCGGGAATTTTCTCCGCCTGTACCTCCTGGGCTATGGCATAAAGCTTCTCCGGGGGAATAGCCCCTGAGAGGTCTACAGCCTGCCCCGTGGTGTGCAGGGAGTTGGATACCCCACCCACCTCGGCGTTGTGCCGCTTGCATCTCACACCGGAATTCACGTTCAGGGGCATACCTGCCCGGCGGCGTATCTCATCCGCCATGCGGACGGTTTCCTCTGCGGGTTCGGCGGGGAAGCCGTTGCAGTATTTCCCGCCGCACTGGCACCGGAATTCCTCCCGGGTAAAGTACTTGATGTCGTCCCAGAACGTCCCGGTTTTCGGCGCGTCGCTGCGCTCCGGTTTCTCTACCTTTACCGCCGTCCCGGCAATGGCACCAATCAGCATTTTTTGGGTAGCCGCACCTGGTATCCCGTCCACGGTAAGCCCATAGTCGACCTGAAACGCCCGGATTGCCCCTTGGGTATTCCTGCCGTCGGCGCCGTCAATCGAGCCGGGAGAATAGCCCAGATAGGTCAACAGGCATTGGATTTGCTTTATCGTCACTTGATCACCACCCCGTACTTTGCCAGAATGGCGATAATGTCCTCGGTAAGAATCTTTTTCAGCTGGCCGGGAGGCAGCTTTGCGATACTCGCGGCAATGGCGCGCATATCCTGCTCCCCGTCCTCAGCGGCACGGATTTCCACCAGCCGCTTTTTGGCTCCGTTACTCCACTTCTTCATCCGGCTTCACCTCCAAAAGGTTTAATGCTTCCTGCATGTCGGCACCTTCGGCTTTCATTTCGGCGATTTTCGCCAAAATAGCGTTTTTGCGTTCTTCTATGGTCACGTATTATTCACCCCCAGAGCGGTTTCAATTTCGGATAATGCGGCTTCGTATTCGGCATTCTTCGCCTGTGCTTCTTCCAACTGCTGCCGCTCATAAAGAAGCTGAGCATAGTCCAGTTCTGCATAATCCTTCCACGGGGCAATCATTTTCCCAGTGAAAACCATGCCGTCAGAACGTGTCCAGACTGCCCCAGCAGGGACGTAGCGGTAACCCTCAATAAAGGTGTCACACTTGCCGTCAAAAAAGTCTGTTTCCACGGCTGTCAACGTGCCATCATCGGTGACGTGGCACTTGAAATCGGAATCAATGTAGATTGTTTTCATGCGTTACACCCTCTATTCCAGTACTATTTTGGGTATCCGTATTCCAGCCCACCCATCACCACTAGAACTAGAATACATGCCAAGATAAAAGCTTCCTCTCAGAGATGATATATCCATAGTCAGTGGTGTATCCTTATCAGATGATGTAAGTACTTTTTTTGCAGCAGGATTTGCATATGACATATTATCTTTTGCCGCATAGAAGTAGCATGTTCTATTTGGAAAACTGTTCCACTGTACGAATGTGAATGAAATTGTGTCATAATTTGTTATATCAATGGCCTGGTTAGTTTGTGTACGGTGTGTTCCCCCATTGCCTCCAATCTGGACATAACCTCCTTCGACTTTATCAGCATCGCCTGATCCAGTCCACCCACCAATTTCGTCCGCTGACGTACCGTTATCAAACAAAACAAGTTGATAAGCAATCGTTGCACTTTCACTCTGCCCATTAGAAGTAATGCTGATAGTTACAGTTTTTGTGCGAGAACCATCAGTAGCCATCACAGTCCACGTCCCTGCGTTTGGCACAATGCAAGCCCATGTACCGCTGGTGTCAGGGGCTGTAAGGGCTGTGGTGCCATCCGTACAGGTGCAGGCCGAACCTGCGGGATAGGTGATGTTGATGGTGGCTGCGAAAAATGCAATCACGGCGGAATAATCGGCGGTAATGGCAACAGGCTTTGATGAGGTTTGCAACCCATCCGTAATCTTAAGCATCCACGTGCCGCTTTTAAGCCCCTTGAACACCACCACACCGCTGGTGCCGGAGTTCTTGGTCTTTGTCTTGCCGTCCTTGGAAACAGTCACGGTGACATTCGCCGGGGCGGTGACGGTCAGGGTGCCGCCGGAACCACCGCCCCCGGTATTTACTCTGCCAATCATACGCTTGCACCGCCTTTCCAGCAAATAATGGTTGGAATTGTAATTGCCGATTCCGGGGCGCTTGCGGCATACAGATACACACCGCCGTTATAAGTAGCCGCAACAGGGGCAAAATTGCCGTCAATCGCGTCTGCCACGCCAAGAACCACCTCTGGAATCATGGAGTTTAGAACTCCCGTCAGCGCGATAGCGGCGCGGAATGGATAATCCTGATATGTAGAATCAGCCACAAACGCGGATACCGGTACGCTGGTATCCGTGAACAGAAGCTTTTTCAGCTCTACCGCCGTACCGGCTTCCAGATCGGCCAACTCCCGGTTGATGGAATCCAGCACCGATGTGGCTTGCGCCTGCGTTTCTTGCAGGAGCGTGGAAAACTGGCTCTGCATTGTGCTTGTATCAATGCCCACCTTTTCCGTCACCAGCCCGCACACCGAAGCGTCAAGCCGCTCGTCCGTAATCATGGAAGCGGTGATAGCGGTTGTACCGGCTGCAACGGAAATCCGCGCAAGGCTGATTTGCCGGATTGTGCTGTTGTTTGTCAGCGCCGGTGCTGCTGCCGTCCCGGATTTTGCGCCTTTCAATATTTTCACTTCCGGATAGTCCACATAGTTTGTGGTTTTCCACTCCACAATTACGCGATCAATCCGATTCAGAACGCCGTCTGCCGCGTCAACGGCAAGCTGCAATTTGGCACCGTCAACAGATTCATTATCAATCCACCACACAATGCCGTTCCTGCCGGAATTCGCCATCCATCCGGTTCCGTCTGAGACTTCCACCGCCATTCCGGGCGTGGAAAGCGCCTGCACGGATGCATTGCTGCCAGCGGCAAAAACGCCGGATGTGCGACCATGATGCCAGCGCATAACGTCTTCTGCGCCTATGTATGTATCTTGATTATTCGGGAAACTTTTGATATTAGCCATTTAATTTCATTGCCCCCAATGCTGTAAGAATAGGGTCGCCCAGGATAACTTCTGTCCGGGCTTTGTTGCTGTCCAAGGTGTACTTAATGCCCGTAATTCGAGCACTGAACGATACCCCGAACCGGGCAGATACGCACGATACAATGTCCCCCAGAGCGTAATACTTGCCCAGATCTTCCGGGTCGATGGATACGGAAAAGGACTTTCGCCGGATTCGCTTTCCAAGCTCCATCTGTCCATAAGCACGCGCACGGGCTTTGCAATCAGCCGCAGATTCGTCATTTTCCTGCCGAACGGCAGTTTTGAACCACACTTCCCGGCGATTGTCCCCGGTTGCATCGCCGACGATTTCAACAAATGTGTTATCCTCTCCGCTAAGGCTTCCCTGCACATAGGCCACATTACAGAGGGTGGAATCGTCGTCGTTGATCACAAGGTCTTTTGCGCTTCCCTGTTCCTCCGAAAAGACAATAGCGTGAATGCCAGCCGTCAGGTCGCGCCCCTTGTAGAGGCGGAAAGTGTGTGTCATATCGTCGGGGTTCCACTCCATTGTGTGGCCTATGCCTTTTTCCTCAAGAAACGGGATGATTTCATCCAGCAAATTCCCGCCAATGAAAACATTGTCCGTTTTATCGGTCATCCCGGTTGCCTGTGCAACCTGGATTCTCGTCATGCCTCGGAGATTATCGCTTATCAGTTTGTACACGCCCGTCTCAATAGTTGTCATGTGGTATTCCGATGCAATGATGCGCTTATTCAAAAGCCAGTTTGCGGTGTATCCATTCGCCGTTATGCGATTCGTGGTCGTGTCAATCTTTGTGTTTTCTATCACAAATGTTACGTTTCTGCTCGTATCATACAGGAGATTGCCGACTTTCAACACGTTAATGTTGTAGTCGCTTACCGGCGCAACCAGTATCAGCTTTCCGATATCGTTGTAGTAAATATTCATGATAATACTGATTGCGTGCCGGATTTCGTACCGGGTGGAAAAGTCCTCTTTATAGATTTCAAAGCTCATAGCGAAATCCCCACGATCTCCGTTGCGAAATCAATATCCACCTGCAAATTTGCAAGCCCGCTTGTCGCTTCCGGCTTCAACACATTATCCCCAACTTCCAGCTGAAACAAAGTGCTTTTCAGGCTCAACGCGCCCCGGCAATCTCCGTCGACGGATGACGTTACAGTTGTCCGATCGTGCGTAATCTCTACAATCAGCCGCTCCCCGCTGACGATAGTTTTATTTATCAGCAGAAATTTTCCCGTCGCGGCGTTGGTGATTTTGGGGTTTTCCACATCACCGCTTGCCGAAAGAGTAGCCTTAAACGGGACGGGAACCTGACCGCGATTCTCCACATTGATGAATTTCGCTTCAAACAGCTGGCCGAAACGATACGGCCTTGAAATATTCCATGGGAATTTGAATAGCTTTTGAATGCCGGACAACGTTACCGCTGCGGAATCGTCCTTGCACCAATACGGATACGCCGCCAGAAGGGAAAACCGGAACTGTGCGCCCCATTGTTTCGCCTCGATGCTGGGGGTTGCCGTAGGCCAAACATTCAGATAGTAATCATCCGCATATAGTTTTCCGGGAATATCGGGGCGGATGACGGAAAGCAACTTTTCTTTATTCGCTGCTTGCCCGTCTCCCACCAGATGCCCGTTGACATTTACAGGCCGGGACTGAACGTTTTTGCTCTGAATCGTCGCACCCGTCTGGTTAATGCCCTTCGCCTGGGACAGGGATACCGTTACCGTGTCAATGCCCGTGGGCTTATTGATAAGATATCCTCCGGCATAATCAAAGGTAACGCTATCCCCGTTTTCGTTCACGTAGCGGAACAACTTGCTTAAATTGTTGAAGTTCGTCAAATCGTCCACCTCGCTTGTGTGAAATACGCTTCTGTAGCCGCTGCCAGTTCAACAGGCGTTTGCGCAACGGACTGGATATTCTGGATGATCGTCACACCACGCGAACCGCCAGCAAAACCAGCTCCGTCGTAGTCCGCCCCACCAGATGCACCAGCAGATTTTTCAGCCCTCCATGTGCGTGCTTCCTCTGCTGTAAGCACGGATTCGCCCTTATGAAGATACGCCAAATAGTTATCGTATGGTACGTAGTCAAGGCCGTTTTTGTGGGAACCGGATGCTTTGACGTTGGCATTTATTGTCAGGACGAACCCGGAAAAGCTATTCGTTAAACGGCTTTTCATCTGGGAAGCAAGGGAATCCATCTTAGCCAAAACTCCGGGGGTGCTGCTATCGATACCGGAAACCAGCCCACTCATGGTATTGGTTGCCGCCTCTGTAGCCGCCGCCTCCTGGTCAAGGTCGCCCACCTTTTCCACGTAGCTATCTGTGGCTTCCTGCATACGGCTTTTGACATTCTCCACCGCCAATGCCAGCCCATCAGCCGTCCCGGTACCGGATTCCGCATATTTGTTGATACTAGTGGCGAGATTATTGAACAGGTCTGTTGCGTCAGCGGAACCCCATTCAACTTTGTCCAACTCTGTCCTTAATGCGGCAAGAACTCCGGCCGCATCTTCAGTACTCATGGATGCAAGGTACTGGGAAAAGCCGTCAATGTTAACTCCGGCGTCGTTTGCCGCAGCAGAAATAATAGCAAAGTTCTCGTCCATATTATCAAGCACTGCGGTGTTGGCGTTGATATTTGCCATAGCATCAGCCCACGAAATCTCCGTAGCTTCTACCACGCTGGTAAACGCAGATCCTGCATCATGCAGCCCGTTATAGATGGTGGTATAGGTATTCTGGTAATCCTCCAAAATGGACTGTGCAGCGGCCGCATATTCCTCAGAAGCAGCCTTTATCACATTTGCAGGCTTTGCCGCTTCCTCGGCAGCGGCTTGTTCCTGCGCTTGCAGATCGGCGAGATTCTGCTCCGCTTGCTTTATGGCCTCGGCTAGTCTCTCCATCTCGACCGTGTCGCCGCTGAATCCAGTGTCCGACGAGAACATTTCCAGTCTGGCTTTTGAAGCTTCCTCGTACTGCTTCTTTAGCTCTTCCACCTTTGCGCGTGCTTCTTCTACCGTCTGCGGCTCTCCGGCCAGTTCCTTGACGAACTCCTTGTGTGCCTTGGTTGCCTTTCCGATGCCAATCGCCAGAGCCGCTACAGCAGCGGCAATCAAGCCAATGGGATTTGCTTTTATCGCCGTATTCCATGCATATTGCGCCGCGGTTGCAAGGGAAATCTTCCCGGTGAGTACACCAACGGCGATTTCACTAACGGAAAATACACCATTCAGCGTGGCTTCCGCGACCGCCGCTTTCCCGCTTTCCGCTGTGAAGAACGCAAGCGCCGACGCATTTGCCGTGAATATCGTGGCGATATTTGCAATGGCTTTTCCGGCCATATTCGCCCCGATTGCAGCACCGGCAACGGTTGCCGCTGTGGCCGCGAACTCAAACGCCGTGGCGAGAAGATCAATAGCGCTATTCGTTTCCCGGAGATACGAAATAGCTTCTACCGTGGCAGTTCCAACGCCGGTAACAATTTGCTGTACGCGGGGTATAATGTTCCTTCCGGCTGTAAATACGCTGTCCACAAAGTCCTGAGTAAGCCCTTCCATGTCGGCGTTACTATCCGCCATGCCGGTAGCCAGATTCTGCCAGGCTGCTTTCATGGATGCCGTGGAACCTTCTATCGTCCTTGCCGCTTCTTCCGCAGCATAGTTCGAAAGCCCCTGCATTTCGATATAGTCCACAAGGGCAGCTTGACAGTCAGCCAGATTGTCGATGGTGTAGGCAGTGGCCTCGCCGTTTTCCGCATTCCACCCGTTCACCGTATCAATCAGCTGCTGGAATCCCTCTTTTGTGGGGGTGATGCCCAGCTGCAAATTGTCCAGCATCGTGTAGTTGGATTTCATAATGCCGTTAAAGGCATTCTGTACGGCTTCTTGGGTGTTTCCGGTTGCCGCCACAACGTCGGCCTCGGCGGTGATAACTTTGTCGGCAAGTTCGGCGGCGGCCTGCGCATTGCCGCCAAGGGCGGTTTTCAGGCCGGTAGCAAATCCATTCACCTGCTGAAAATAGTCGTTCTGGCTCATTTGCACGGTCTTGTAGGCGTTTCTAGCTTTCTCCGCCACAAAATCGTAAGCGTCGCCGAACATCAGCTGTGCGCCACTGGCTAACTGCTCATACCGCGCATAACTTGTGTAGGCCGCTTTACCAACGTCTGCAACTACCCCGGCGAGCTTCTTTACTCCGGCGATAATCGCGCCACTGGCAAGGTTGGCTTTCAGGACGTCGGCGAATGTGCTTGTTTTGTTTCCAGAATCCTTTAGTTTACGCTCATATTCATCTGTATCCAGCGAAATCGTCGCAAACAGCTCAAATACATTAGCCGCTATCCTGCCCACCGCCTTTCGTCACCAGTTTCAGCCCGGCATTTTTCATCACATCCGCCACGATATCCTCCGCAGACCGGTTTTCCTTCGGCTTCGGGCTGATGATATCCTCGTATCCGATAGATAGATACAATCGCTTATCACACCCCGCCGTGTTTTGCGTTATCATCTGGATGCCGTCGGTAATGTAGCGCCGAAGAATTTCGCGTTCGCATTGCTTTTTCAATTCCATGGGAAGAATGGAGAGGTACGCCCTCGCCCGCACTCTGGGGAGGGCGCACAGTGCGCTGATTATTCGCTCTGCTCCCCACGCCCCCACGATTTGAAAAAACTCAGCAGTTCCTTATCGTTGGAAAGCTCCTTGATCTGCCAAAGCGTCGCCATGGTACTCTGCGCGGCCACTTCCTCAATGCTCTTTTCGCCCATGATGGACAAAATAGCATAAATGTCGGCGCGGTGCGTTTTCAGCAGCAACGGAACAACGGTGGTAATCCTCTGCGCACCAATCAGCATAACGCCGACTTTTGTGGAGTTTTTCTTGTCCACCGGCTTGCCGATGGCGTTCATGATTTCCTCATCAGAGACGAGATTCACAATGTGCGGGGTGATCTCGCACAGCACGTCCAGGCACTCGTCCGTGCCAAGTTGAGATAATTTTCTCATGCTTGACCTCCTACATCGTAGCGGATTCGGCCTCTCCGGCCTTCACGTAAATTTCAAAAGGCGGTGTATCCTGCGCCGTAATGGAATAATGGCCGGTGAACTCGAACGCGAACTGGCCTTTGCTCTTGTCGCCGGTTTTCAGCTGGAAACCGCCAGTAGAAAGGCCGTTCAACATATGGATGGCCAGATAGCCGCCCTTTTTCGCGCCGTTTTTGTCGGAGTAATCGGCCACAAGCCAGATATCCTTGAAATCCTCGGTGGCAATATCGTTTCTGGGCGTGATTTTCCCGGCGGCTTCATCAGCGGCGGCCACCATCGATTTTGCGTTAGTGGCGTTCACAGACACGAAAGTGCCGCTAAGCTTCACCTCCCAGCTCTCCAGCCGCTTCAACTCCTTTGTGTTCTTGGGGCAGTTATCGATATCCTCGCCGAAATCGGAGAAGCTGGGCGTTGCCGCGAAGGTCAATCCGCCGCTGGTGGCGCCAATAATAGTGCCGTCGGCGACTTCCGCCGTATCAGGCGAAAAGGCCGAAAGCAAAACACCGGCATTCAGCACAAGCTCCTTAAAGGTATCCTGCGGAATCTGTGTAAATTTCATTGGTTTCCTCCTATATGGTATTGAAAATTGCGGCAACGTTCAGTTGCCGCAATTTGATGGATTGATCTGATTCAAATGTGGAATTAATGCACCACGGCTCACCGCGCATAAGCCAAACTGTGCCGGTATCACAAGGCAACTGAATGCCTCCACGTCCTATCGTGCGGGAAATTTCCTCCGCCTTGGCGTTCGGCTCTGCCTCTTTCTCCGTGTGATACCACAGCTTTACCGTCAGCGAGTTCGCCATATCGCCCCACCCGCCGACGGAGACGGAATAGGTTAGGTAGGGCATTACTGTGTCGCTCGGTACCGCCGTATCCGGATACGCGGGGAGATTAAAGCCGGAAAAAAACTTGTAGAGCGCTTCTGTTGCCGTCATTTTGTCAGCTCCCATTTCTCGGCGGTAACCTGGCACATATCCAAAGTGCCGACCGTGGGCGCTTGCTTATCGCTCCCGTTGCTCGTCACCCGGAAAATTGCGCCATCGGAAAGCCGCTTGAATACATCATGGAAATAAAGCGGAGTAGCGCGGCGGGTGGTAATGGTGTACACGCTGGTAACGCCCTCCTTCTCCGCGATTCTGGATTGCATGGAGGTATCCAGAATAATAGCCGCGTCAAATTCCGCGCCCGGTGTCCATTCCGTTGTCCAGCCGCCCTCGCCATCCGGGGTGCGCTTCTTTTCCATCAGGGTGCATTTGGTGTTGAGGTAGTAATCAAGCAAACTCATATCTTCCTCCATATCCGTAAGCGCGGCGCAAACACCGTTTTCCAGCTCGTGCTTTCGCCAGAGCCGGGAGAACTGCTCGCCTTTGTGTACGAGTAGCCACCGAAAGATTCGCTCTGGTACGGGCTTTGTACGGCCTCGGCGTTCTTCTCCTGCCATGTGTTGATTTCTTCCAGAATCGCCAGCACCTCCGGCGGTACGCAGATTTCCGTAACGATTCCGCTGTAGGTTTCGTTCCGCAAATCAGCATCACCGTACATGTGAATCCCGTTATTCCTCCGGCTTCCTTCGATCAGGTAGTAATCGCCGGTTTCAAGGCCGGGAATAATGAGCCGGTTTACAGTGATTTCCTCCCCGGTAAACTGCCAGTGCAAGCCGGGGAAGAAATTCCGCAGATAGCAAAGCAGCTCGAATAATGTGACTTGTCCCGCGTGTCCCATCGTTGGCATTTCCTCCCCGGCAAGCTATTAAGTCTTTGCTGCTACCGTGGCAGAGCCGGACTTGATCGCCTTATAGCTGGAATCGGCCTCCACAACGGTGATCTTCTGGCCATTGGTCGCGGTGATCTCGGAAGTGCCGTCCCACGCAGTCCAGGTGCGCACGGTCTGGCCGTAGGTCACGGTTTCAGCGCTAGCCCCCACCTTGTACTTGTACACGTTACCGGCATTCGCCTTTGCAGGAGTGACGGTAACGGTAGTACCACCGGAAGTCTTGCCAGCAACGGAGTTCACCGTCAGAGTGCCGATTTCACCGCCGCCGATGGTGGCCACGGCGATACCGTCCAGATACTCAGCCCACAGTTTCATGCCCATGATGGCGTACATATCGCCAGTGGCGCGGGAATAATCGCCCTCCACGTGAATGCCGATCAGGTTGGTTTCGCCCTGCACGGTGTAGCTCAGTCCCAACTTGGCGAAGTCACTGTCGCCGGGGTCGATATAGTACAGATCGATGTTCTCCACGGGAAGCGCAATAACCCGATTCCGGGCAATGTACTTTTCAGGCAGGAGGAACAGCGTCCGATAGCCCAGGAAATTCTCCACGTAGGTCAGGCCAAAAGCAGTCTGCATGGTGATTTCCTTCTCGCCCAGATAATCGTACAGATCGAGGATGTTTGCGAAGCCCACGACTTCGGTCACGTCCTTGTCCATCTCCGCGAACTTATTCAGCACATTGCCCTTTGCCAGAGCCAGAGCCTGCTGGAACGTCTTCGCGGCCACGGAAAGCGTGCCGGCATTCAGGAAGGTGTAGAAGTCGCTAAGCACCTTATTCTGGAGCGCAACCAGGAAAGCGTCGTCGGTCTTTTCTACGGCCACCTGAGCGCCGTACTTGGCTACGCTCTCAATAGTCACGCTCTTTGCGTGCTTCGCCACCTCGATGTCGCCGTAGGCTACCGGGTCAACCTTCATCTTGGTGAAGGGGATTTCCTCACCCTCACCCACGGAGGTGCCGCCCTGGAGGGTGCCGTCAACGCTGGCCTTGTAGGACACCAGCTTCGTGCCAGGTGCCTTGCGGATAGGCCGCATAATGCCCAGAATGGTGCGCAGTGCGTCCCAGTTATCGTTGAACCGGGTTACAAAGTCCACCTCACGGGCGGAGGTGTTGAACTGTGTGGATTTCGTTACATTTTCTTTTGCTGCCATTTGTACAGCTCCTTTCAAAAAAGTTATTTGTTTTCGCTTGCCATGCTTTCAGCAAGCGCGGCCTGTCTCTCAGCGGTGGACAAAAGATACCTGCCTTTATCGTCCTTTTTGTAGATTTCAGCGCGGCTCTTTGCGCCACCAGAGGTGTCAGGCGGGGTCTGTGTTTGGGTGCCGGTGGTGGTAGTCTTGCCGATCAAGCCCTTGTAATCGCCGGAAAGCAGCCCATCAAGTGCGGCGGTATCTTTGATACTTTCGCCGTCCAGTTTCAGGCCATCAATTTCAGCTTTGGCTCCACGGATTACCAGCCCCATGCTTTCGGCGGGAATGCCCTTGCTCTGGAAGTACGCCCGCGCAGCCCTTTCCTTGGCGGCGGCGCTCTCCTTTGCTGCAACTCCGTCTTTGAAATCCTGAAAGTCTTTCTTTTCCTTCTCGTACTTGGCCTTGTAGCCGCCGTCAGCGTCATCCTTTTTCAGATCATCCAATTCCTTTTGAATGCCAGGAAGTTTCTCAGCGTCGGCCTTGTACTTCCCGATATCGGCTTTCAGGCCGTCTACGGTATCGGTGTGTGCTTCAATGATGGTGTCTACCTGTTCGTCGGTAAGCCCCATCCCCTTCAAAAGTTTGCGAGTTAATGCCATTGTTTCAGCCTTCCTTTCTTCGCCCCTATTCTTCGGGGACGACTGTGATATAAAAGCCGCTATACTTCGCGGGTTTTACCGAAATAAACAAAAAAGGAGCCGAACGGCACGCAAAATATACGTACTGTTCGGCTCCTATTGCCCATTCCTGCGCCCAATTACGCAGGAGAAGAATATTTGATTGTTTTCTTTACTTCGAGGACTATGTAGCCTTCGCCCTTGCGCCGTATCTCCACATCGTTCCCACGCTTTATGATAGCCTCTATGGCCTTTATGATTTCGTCATTATTCATTTATTGCCCCTCAAATCGCGTCAGCGTTTTTGAACGCTTCCATAAGTTTGGGAAACTGGATAGCGAAAAAATCTACCATTTCCTCGTTCTGTGCCCATTCGGAGTTTTCCGCAAGGCCACTTTCAAATAGGAATGCGTGAATGACCTCATGCCGCTTGTTCTTTTTAATCTGAACTTGTAAGTTTTTCTTACAAGTTCGGTCGCCGACGTGCTTACTATAGCTATCCACAACCAATTCTTTACTGGTTTCGTCGCAAAACCCATCACATTCTGCCAGCCGCGAATCTTCATCTTCGCCGCAAACGGAAAGCGTGTATTCAGCCCCAAGAATGTTGATTTTTCTGGTATCCACGCCCTGTCAATCTCCTTTGCTGAGTTCGTCTTTCAGAATATTCTTGTATGTTCCCTGATGATCGGCGATTGACGGCTTAATAAACGGGTGCGCCCGGTTGCCAGCTGTCCAATGCCAGATTCCTTGCTCGTCCTGGTATTTCCGCGGAGTGGGGCGGCCTCCGCCTCCCTCGGCGTATTTGCCCGTTCCCATTTCCTGGTAAATGGCGTATTCGGTAGGCGTTCCAACAATGGCTTTCTTCCCATCCTCCACGGTATGTGTAATGCTGTTGCGCAAATTCCCAGTGTCAACGGGGCATAAATCCTTTGCGTATTCAACGGCTTTTTCTCCGCAGCGTTCCAACCCGCGCTCACGCGCTTCACCAAGGGCGCGGAGGATTTCGTCAGAGTTATCCACGAAGGTAATGCTCATTTCCCCCTCCTTTTCTGCTTCTTCCAGAGCCGGCCTTGTGCGGTTCATGGCGGCGCATACGCATAATCCACCACAAGCAGGGATTCCAGCCCGCTTCTTTTTTATCCGGTTGGAAGATTTGGGCATAGAAAAAGCACCATGCATTTTTGCACAGTGCTTTCAGTCCTTGCCATATTCTAATTGCCAAGCTTTTCTATATCTTCCCTCTTGCAGTCCAATAGTTCGTTGTTTTTGTCCAGTTCTACAAGGTAGAAAATGCCACCAGTATCACGAATATCGACGACAATTCCTGCGTCGCCTGTCTTGATGACTTTTACATGGTCGTATTCTTTAATCATGCTTCTCCACCTCTATTTTTTCTAAAACTGGTTACAATTCTCGGTTTGCTATCCGGCGTATCCTGTATCCACCCAGTAACAAAAGATCGCTTTTTTGTAACTCCCAGCTCCATGTAGATGTTAAATTGAGTTGCCCCACCGCCCAATTCCCTGAACTCCACAGCTTTGCTCATATCAAACTGCCTTGCCATATCATATCGCAGCCTAAGCGGATTATCTGCTGTGTAGCCAGCATCGAAGAACTGGTCGGCGTGCTTTGCCCCATCTTTCAAGAAATATTCCGTGTATTTCTTCGGAGTAGTTATACATTCAGCATTCTTTACAACATCGGTCTGCCGTTTCGCTGTTTTGAGCGTCTCCCACCCATCAGTATTATTATACTTCAAATCTTGGAACTTTGCAAACGTTTTCGGGGCTTTATTCCCCAAAACATGTACAAAATCAGCATATTGCCGTTTGTCGGCCTGATAGTTTTTACCAGCTTTCACCATGCCCGCCCATTTTTCCGGAGGATACTGCGCTTTCTTTTCGTCGTACCATTCTTTGTACGATTTTTTCTTTACAAGCTCATATTCCCCGGTTTCGGGATTCTTCACGCGCATCATATGTGGTTCCGCTTCCAGATCGTCGTCCGTGGCATTCACCACCGTGCAGCGGCAATTATACAGCTCATGCCCCGGCGCTCCCAACGAACCATCACCGGGGAACATCATCTTATAGCCGCCGACATCAAACGGCTGATCGTAGTCCACAATCTGATTATCTGCCATGCCGTGATCGTGGCGGGTGCGCAAATCCTTTGTGGCTACCCACTTTTTCCTGGATTTAATGCCCCATATTTCATCAGCGGCGGCGTAGCTGTCCATCCTCCCGGCGTTCTGTGCGGCGGTAACTGCCGTTCTTGCCGCTCGAATGGCGCTTACACGGCTCATTGTGACGATTCTGGACTGCAAATCATCGGATATCTGCTTGATGCTTCTGCCTTGCAATATGGAGCCTGTAACGCTTGCTGTAATCTGCTGCTTGCCAAAAGCCAAATCAATGCCCCGCTTTAGCGCAAGCCTTTCTGGGTAGTATGGCATTACGTCCGGCTGCTCTACAATCAAGCGCTTTACGGTCTGCTCGTCAAAAAGCGTAAAATCCGCACTCGGGTGAACGCTCTCAATGGTATAGGCGGTGTAATTCCGATTCAGGGAGTAGATTCCAGGCGTAGCGTCGTTCACATACGCAAGCGCCACCTCTTTTGCTTCCGTCGCACGTTCGGCCAGCTTGTCCCGAAGCGCTTCTAACCGTGCCCCGCGCCCCATCTGGTTCAGTCGCCATTGTTGGTAGTCCTTTTCAGTCCACTCCTTACCGTTGCGCTTCTGGCCTATCAAGTCCTGCATCTTCTTATCCTGATCGGCAAAATGCTTGAAAAAAGCATCTATTTCCTCTTGCAGCTCTTTGGCCGCCTGAGAATATACGGAGTTAATACGGCGTTCCAGATCGGCAAGCGCCCTATCGGTTCCTCTATCGGCTTCATTCGGCCTGGGCATTGCCACCACCACCGTAAACCATATTTATGTCAGCGTCCGCTTTCCTTTTCAAGATTTCCGGCACTTCCTCCGGCAAAAGAAACGGGAGGTGTTTCAGAACCGTTTCTTCATCAAGGAACGCAGCCGCCGAAAGCACCATATTTGTTTCCTCGGTGCGATTTATTACCTTGTTCCACGTAAATTCCGGCTGTGGATTGCCGATGCCAGCAACAGCGCAAATCTGCCGAATGAAATCTATCAGGAAATACTCGAAATCGGCGCATTTGTTGTCCTGCGGCTGGTACGCCGCCGAAATCTCTGTAGCCGTCTTCTCAGCCCCCGCAAGAGCCGTCACATCAAGCATCTGGGCATCTTCGTACAGGTCGCGCCGCAAGATATCAAGCATGGTTTTCCGGGCTTCTACGGGAACGTCAAGGGTGTGAGCCTCTGCCGCTGTTCCATCGGCGCTATCTACTACATTGGCCTTTACGCTCTTCATTCTCTGGATGAACTGCGCCAAATCCTTATCGTCCATAGCGCCGGTATTATGCAGAATCCAGTAAATTCCGCTGGTATCGTCAATTTGGTTGGCAAACCCGGATTTGATAAAATCATAGCAGTCTATGGAGCCACGCAACCCAATGAGTTCGCTTTCGTGGGTATCGTTTCCATACAGCACCGCAATAGGCAGGCGGGTATAATTCTCGTCGCACACATCCACAACGCCCAAGGCGTTGCGCAGTTCCTTGTGGATATACGCGCGTTTATTTGCAATCAGGTGCGCGTCGTCGTTTCCCTCTGCGCTCCATTCGCTAACACCGTCCAGCTCGTAAAGTGTAGCCCGGAAAACTGTTTTCTGGCCAGTTTCCCGGAACCAGTACCGGATTCCGGCCATCAGCTCAGACGTTTTTTCATCCAGCAGTGGGACAAATCCCGGATTTCCGGGAGTATCGGCGAATGAAAACACTTCCAGATGATCGAGATTCCAATAGCCGTAGGAAACGCCCTGCGCAAGTGCCAATTTTGCCGCCGATTGAAGCTTAATATCAAAATCTGCACCAAGCTTTTCCTTTTCGTCCATGCTTACGCCATTGGCGCAAATATAGCCCACTTCCTGCGTCACCAGACGCCGGAACGTGAGCGTTTTAAGCCGGTAGTCGCTACTCCAAATATCAGGAGTTTTGTTCCCGGATAAGGTGAAAAGGAACTTTTGGAATTTCTCAATAGTGATGTTGTGCTTATTGTAGTACGCCATACCGTCAGCGGCATCTTTATACGCCTTGCTGCCCTGGTGTTCCCGTACGGCATCACGTATGAATTTCCCGGTAGTTCCCTTTGCAATGGCTTCTTCCAAATCTTGATAAATCTTCATGCATTTTCTCCAATAGCAGAAATCTCAAAAAATCACAACAGCAACGCGGCCGCGGGTGAAATCTCGTTTTTCTTCTCCACTTTGTATTTCATGATGGTGCTGCAAAAGTACCTGATATCATCCATAGCATGGTCGTTATCCTTCACGACGGCGTCCTCCGCTTTCTTATCGTCCCATCGGTACAGCCCAAACTCCCTTATAGCGTCCGTGCAGCACCTATGAATTTTTATATTCCCATTCTTGAGATATCCCGCCGTGCGCCGAATGCCATCAAGAACGGCATTGTCCGCCTGCTGGACGCGGAATCCACGGCGTTTCAGGGCGGTAATGAAAGATGCTGCCGAAGGGTCGATGATTGCCCTCTTGATTTCGTAGCCATCCGTCAGGCGCTCCACAGCGTCGCAATATTCCTCGTCTGTGAGCTGCTTATAGTTGGCTCTGCCATCGTAGTAATACTCTTTGATTCTTACCGCCTTGTTGCCATCTACCGCCCACAAGCCACATGAAAACGGGTTTAGGGTGCCGTAGTCAATGCTTATGTAATAGTCCGCGAATTCCGGCACTTCATCCGTGATATTCGCTTCGGAAAAATCGTATATAAGCCCCTCTGCCAGCGTCCATTTTCCAAGAATGTACCTATCATAGAACACCGTTCCAGCATATTCTTTTTTCAGATTTTCAACAAAAGCCGGGGGCAAGAACGGATTATCATCTATGGTGTATTCTTGGCTAAAAATATCGGCATCACTATCAAGAAATATTTTAAGCCAGTGGTTGGGATACTGCGGGTTGTATGTTCCGTCAAAGCAAGAATACTCTTTATCGAGGCGGCTTTTCAGGAGCGCGAAAACCTCTTCCGACCAGTCCGCGACCTCGTCGCCGTAGCAATACTTGATAGACGCACCGCGAATCTTGGATACCTGAGACACTTTTTCCGCGCCCAGGCAATAGCACTTCTCGCCAAAAATCCACGCCGTATTATCGCTGGAAATCGCCCCAACAAGTTTATCACCGTACAGATTCCGCATAGGCTCTAGTACGTTTCTCTCTATTGTGGATTTTGTAACGCCCAAAATAACGGAAAGCCCATCTTTCCCGGCTCGTTCTCGAATCCGCATGGGAATAATCCACTTGAAATCAAGATATGTTTTCCCGCTTCGGGTCGCGCCGCCCTTGAAATTCCATCGGTGATTCCCGTACCTTGCAAATTCAATCTGTTTCGGGCTTAATAGCATCTCTGAACTCCTTAATTAGCCCATCCAACTTATTGAGGCTATCATTACCGCTTGCCGTGTTTCTTGTGGCCTTATCAACAATAATCCCGAAAGATGTTGCGATCTGGCTTAATGTTGCGGCCGAAATCTTTTCTGGGTCAGTGAGCGCTTTCAGATGCAAAGTGATTGCTTCTTGCATCGCCGCTTTTTGTGATTCCATGTACGCCATCATGTCGGCGGTATTCTCTTCTTTTTTTTGCTGCACTTTTTGGGCTATATCCGGTGAAGCGCTAACAATTCTTTTCACAGTCTGGTGAGTTACGCCGTGCTTTTTTGCAACGGCGCTGTACGACTGCATTTCTATCCAGTCGGCGATTATTTTCTTTTTCTTCCGATCTGTAATCCTTGCAGCCATAGCACCACCGCTCATACAAAATAATTGGCGCGAGGCCGATTCAAACGGCCTTCTGTTGGGGAGAGTGACCCCAACTCGTTTTCTACCGCGCCATGCAAAAAGAGGCTCAGGAACGATCCCAAGCCTCTTGCGCTTTTTCTTTTTTACCAGTATAGCACATTCAAACTGAAAAATCTTCCGGTTTTTTTCCGGTTTTTCAAATTTCTGCGCATCCGTACAGGCAAATTGTAAAATGGTGAAGTGCCGAATCCTTTCGCGCATAAACCTGAGACTTTTCAATCCCGAATTCTTCGCACAGCCTGTCCACATTTCCCCTCGCGGGCTTTATGTAGAATCTATCCAAAATCTTGCGTTCATCGTCTGAGAGAGTTTCAAGCCCGGAATCCACCAGCGAAACCCACTTTTTTGCCTGTTCCAGCGAACGCGCCAGTTCCTCACGGTGAACGATATTCGATAGCATCATATCTTCCCGGCCGGAGCCACCGCCACTTACAGGCGTACCGTCAGCCGTGGAACTTCGGATACTCTGCATAGCGGATTCCAGCCGCGCCATTTCTTCGGGAATGCTTTTCAGGGATTGTTTTTTCGCACTGTATTCTTTGAGCTTTTCAATTGCCTCATACTTCCAGTTCATTCCGTTCCTCCTTGTGTATCTTATTAAATCCCTGTATAGATATACACAATACACACAAGATATAAGATTATATTTAATATATACTATACAGGGATAACGCTATAATATTAAATTCCGTCTCCTGTTCTCCGTCTTCTCCCTCCTTACGGTGCAATCCTTCCCAGGCGGGCAAGGCCGCTTTTTCTCGCAGACGAATATGTAATTGCAGCACTTTCCGCCATCGTGGTACCCGAAGAAATACCGGCACCCGACGCAATACTTCCTGCCGTCCTTGTACTCCACATTACCGCCCCGCATTCTCTTTTTGCTTGCTTTCCCGCAGCGGGCACTTCAAATCCGTTTTCGCAGCGTCCACCAGGTTTTTCCGAATGAAATCGCAGGCATCTTCCCAGCCCTGGGTATACGCTTTGTCTATACGCGACGATTCTGTAAGCGATATGCCGAGCAGAAAGTCAGATGAAACCCCATAGTGCTTTGCCAATGTCGCAATCTTATCATAGCCGACCGACCTGACTTTATCGTCATCTTCAAGGTCTGCAATCATGGACGGGGAAATCCATGTTGCAGAATACACCTCGCCCATGCTCTGGCTCCCATGCTGGTTCAGAACGGTTCGCGCGTACTTGAATCTTCCGCCTCGAGTTAATGCGTACATGTGGGTACCTCCTCCATCTTCTCCCGGATATACCTGCATACATCGTCCCGCACCGCGTTATATCTGCCCTGTGTATAATTGCAGGCGTCATCCCAGCCGCGTTTATATGCGTCTTCCCAGCCTTGCTTATATGCTTCGTCTGCGCTCCGCGATCTTGCAGGCGATATACCGAGAAGATAATCTGTTGACACAGAGAAGAAATCCGCGATCTTTGCAAGCACCTCGTATCCCGCTTCGCTGTCACCGTTCATGTATTGGCAGACGGTCTGACGCGTTCTGCCTATTTTGGCCGCCAACTCATCCTGTGTGATTCTTCGTTCTTTCACGAGAATCCGCATATTTGTAGCGAACGGCGAGTTATACTTCTCGCTAAAGTTTTTCTTGACACGTCCCATGTTATCCCTCCACAAGACAAGTAATTGTTGTCGATATCCCCGTATCATTCGCTGCCGCCGCTTTTCTATCCCGGTATCTCCTTTTAGCGGCTCTCTGGGCGTGGGCTTTCTGGCACTCCAAACTGCAATAGATTTTCTGCATGATTTTCCCCTGCGTGAATTCCTTTCCGCACTGGGGGCATATTTTAGAAATGCCCTGCGGGGATTCCACGTCCTCCACATCGGCCTGAATTGGCGGATGGTATCCGTGCATTGCCATGTACTTTCCATAGCTCGTCCCGGCCTTCTGGGCGGCTATGGAGCACAGGGTGAGATAGTCCGGTTTCTTGCTCATGTTTCCTGCCCCTCGCATTCCGATTCTTCCACGTACTTTTCCCCGCCTTTTTCGTATTCATCCGGTTTGCAATACTTGCAATCTTTGCACCGGACTACGGGCACCATGGATTTCATTTTTTCTTTCGCTTCCAGCAGTTGGGCGTTGCGCAAAATCAGCTGCTTCTGCACACACGTAAACTCTGCGAGTGGCACAGCTCGCACGGTGGGCATGCTATCGACCGAGCAAAGCGCCACATCCTCATTAAAATTAGGTATAACGCCAGAAATTTTTATAATCTCAGTTGTAAGTAAATCAGCATCAATCAACCGCATAAAAATCCTCCTTCCTCGGCATCTCTTTCAGCCAGCGTCTGACGGCAAAGAACCGAATGCGTGACGGCTGATTCTTCGCCCACCGCTCAATAGCGGCGGCGTAAGCAATTCTAGCGTTAAGGCGCTGACGGTGTTCTTGTCTTTCACTCATTCCCCTGCACCTCCTTCGGCGGTTTGGGCAGCGGCATCCAGTGGGTGATATGTCTGCCGGGTTCAAGTCCGTCCGGGTAAAAATACGGTGTACCGTCCACATAAGATTTCCGCGCGCGGCTTGCGACGTGCTTGTACTTATCAAGCGTCAGCACCGTGACACCTATCTCCGGCAGCCTCTCACTGCACGGAATCCACCTTGTCCGCTCCAACGCCTCCATGCCCATCCGGCAGGCTTCGTTCACCTCGTCCATTCCGTCGTAATGCTCCCGGTGTTCCGGGTTCAGAATTTCAATTGCTCGTTCAACTTTCATCGTTATCCTCCAAACACATTTTTGCACCGCAATGGCAATACGGATATCTCCGGCAAGCCTCGCCGTATTCTCCGGCTTCCAGCAGGTGGTGCAAGTCGATATTGTCTACCTTGCGCCCGCAGATGGAGCATTCCAGGCAGAGGGTCATTTCATCTGCAAGCCGGATATTCCAGTTCCCATACCGCACCGGCTCCACATCGGCGGCGGGGATTTCTTCAAAATCGGATACAACCGCCGAACATCTTTCATCTGCATTGTAGTGCAGCAACTCAATCGCCGCCTCCCGGCTGATATAATTACTCATTTCAATTCCTCCAAACTAATCTGCCCATCAATGGGCGTATTGTCGGCCTCTTTCCGCTTCCGTTCCGGGACGACTTCTCTCACAAGGGGCTTGCGGCTTATCGTCCGATTGAATGCCCCACAGGCAATCCATCGTCCCGCCCAGTCCGTCGCTTCACTATGGGTAAGCCCGTACACTTTGCATTTGCTAAGCACTTTATCGTGATACTTGCCCTTTACGAAGTTGCTACACTCCCGGCACGTATGCCCATCCAAAACGCCAAAAAAACGGTGCATCAGAGCAAGTTTACGTAAGGCCATCGCAGTTCCTCCACATAGCACCAACTCTGGGGTGGTCGTTTAATTGTCCGGCCATCGCATTCCATTTTGGTGTAGTTGTAATAAGGGCATTCCCCGCACCCCACCTCAAGTTTACATAGCCCCTTGAATGCGCTCAGCGGCTTCGGCGTATCGTATATTTTCAGGTCGTAGATATGCCAGCCGTACATTTCCTCCCTTCCGAACGCATAATACCGAAATTCTTTCTCTGTCAGACATGCAGATTTCAAATCCTCGTCGTCAATCTCCCACCAACTATCACCGCAGTCGTAATCCATTCCGATTTCCGGGTGCGGGCAGTAATCGTAGTTGTACGTTGCTATGTTGTCACATGTGAACTCCCCGACAACCATTTTTCCGCCGCTAATATTGCACATCATCCCGTTATTAACCTCATAGCTCAGGTTTCCGGCAGTGCAATAAATGTAAACCTTAAAAGGCGTTTCCATATTGGGACGGTTCTTTCTGACTTCCAGTGTCTTTTCTCCATTCAAAATCTTATCCACCCACTTCGGGCGAATGCTGATAAGTACCGCTTTAGCCATGTTCAGCCCTCCGGTTCCAGACCTTAATTGCTTCATATTTGTTTTTGAAATACCCAGTCCATGGATTTACAGGGCACGATGTGGTATCATTGGCGCACTCGACAAACCACATTTTTCCTGACTGCTGCACCTGACCAGAGGCGCCGCAGAACGGGCAGGGCTTCAATTCGATTTCTTCCATCGTTATCTCCTTCCCGCCCGGGTTGCCCCGGGCTTGTATTATCCAAAATGCTTTCTCGTCACCGCCATCGGAAATTCCTCAATCTCGCTTGCCCAGAGGCAGCTTCCTTTTCCGTTCAGCTGCTCCCAAATCAGCGGGAACCCACCGATTCCGTCAAAAAGACTTGCCATGGTTGCATCACGTTCGTACTGGGCGCAAATCCGTTTCAGCACCCATTTCCAGGGCGGTAAAGCGATGCTGTTTCCCAAGGCTTTGTACCGGGCTGAATCGGTGGTTTTCCGGGTTTTCCCCTTGCTGTCCACCCACCCCCCAATGCCCGTCCATCCGTCTGGGAAGCCCTGTAGCCGCTCACATTCCAGGGGGGTCAGCCGGCGAACCGTCATAGCCTCTCGGACTACGTTGTTCAGGTTCAGGCTTTGGCCGCCCGTGGATTTTGCTTGCAGCGTCCCGTTTGTCTCCGGGTTCTCTGTTCCATTCCGGCAGTCCACGGCGCACACAAGATTCCATGCTTTTGCGCCCATACTAGCACTGAATCCGGCAGATGTGCTATTGCAGAATACAATCTGATCATTATTGCATCCCAGCGTCCCAGATTTTTCTTCCTGGACTAACGCTCCCTTTCCGCCTCCGTCACAGCCCCCCCGGATTCTGACTGCATAAGAAGTGCCGCTTTCAGTGCCTCCGGCAAGTCCTTTCCTCGCCTCGCTGCCCGGTTCAGAATCCCCCGGCACGCCTTTGCGGACAAATAGTATTTCTGGTGCGGACTGTCCTCCAAAATCTGCGACAAGTACGATTCTACGCCGTGTCTGGGGGACTCCCCAAAACTTCGCATCGAGAACTCTCCAAGCAACGCTCCATCCGTCTCCCATGAGGCATCCGCTGGTTGCCCATCCCTTTTTAGGCACAGGAACAGGGGGGGCTTCCGGCTCGACGATCCTGACCGCTTCTTCGAGGACTGCGGCAAAGTCTTTTCCGTGGTTGCTGCTGAATGCCCCTGGGACGTTCTCCCAGACCATGAATCGCGGTCGAATAAACTCACCTGACCGTCCATTTGCTCGGTCATGCTCTCTCATCTCCCTTGTCACTCGGATCTGCTCCATGTAAAGTCCCGACCGTTCCCCGGAAAGCCCGGCTCTTTTTCCGGCAATGCTCAAGTCCTGACACGGGCTGCCGCCGATGACCGCATCCACAACAGGAGCAGTGCCACCGTTGATTTTGGTTATATCGCCAAGGTGAATCATTTCTCGCTTTCCTCCACCGGGGAGCGGAGCCAACGCAAAATGCAGAGCGCACACGATTTGCCAGTGTGGCAGCCATCCACTTCGACTAATGGACAGTGTATAACGTCCGCCAGCTCCTCATCCGTCATAGCTCGGATTCTGTCACTGTTTGTTTTCGGCTTCACTTTTCGCTGAGATTCAAGCTCCCACTTTACTTCAAGCGCATCCTGAAAACAATTGGCCGCATCATGAAGACCAGCGGCCCATACCTGGTGCATCATTTCCATTTCCCATGCCCTTGGGTTTTTGCAGCACCCATTTTCTCCATGCTTGTGGTTTACTGGGTTTGGCATAAACTGTTCTACAACGTTGCTCATTTCCCATTTCCTTTCTGTTTGCCTTTATTTCCCCGAGGAACTTTCCCCCACCTGGGCGGGGTGCAACTCCGCTTCACCGGCTTGAAACAGCCGTACATTTTCGCCTTGCTCATTGAAAATCCTCCGAATCAAAAAAGCTCATACCCTGCACCGCTTCCTGCTCTGCTTTCTTTTTCTCGGCCTTTTCCCGCGCCATCCGCTCGGCCTTGTAAGCGTTGTATTTCTGCCGGTACTCGTAGGATTTCCCGAAGATGTTCCACGCAGCTTTTACCAAGTTCGGCTCATATGGCCGTATCAGCTCCAAATCCGCAATGGCCTTGTAGGAAATCGGGCAGCCGCAGCAGCCGGTACGGGTAAGCCCGTAGACCTCATATGCATCCGAGTACCGTAGGCCGTAATACGCCTTGTACTATGCCTTATCTGCATCCGAAACATAGTACAGTGGGCGAAGCCGATACTGTCCATAGCTGGTTTCCGTGAAACAAAGAGATGTGTTGTCCTTCCGGGGAACGGAACGCATACCGCCCTCATCCCGGCGCTCACCGGTGATCACCATGTCGTAGCCCTTCTGGATCTGATGTGCAACATTTTTCTTGCAGTATGTGCAACAGTCGGCGGAAATCTTAAAATCCGGTGGATACTCCCCGATGAAATCCCGCATGTACTTGCTGGAATTGATTACCAGCTGAATATTTGGCCTTGGCTCTCCCTTGGAATTGCAGCAGCAGAGGAAATTCAGAACGCTTTCACACTTTGGGTACCGCTCCCGCAGCTCCTGCCGCTTGGCTTCCTTGTCCTCCGCCTGATCGTACTCCTGAGCAACGGAGAGGGGGACGTCCTTTTTCTGCCACTCAGAAAGCCCGGTGGACATGATCTTGGAAACGAACGGAATGCCATATTTCCGGGAAGCCATGACAATATTCGTTTTCGGGCGTACTGTCTCGATCTCCACGCCATATTTCTCAGCCGTGGCCTTGACGTGATCTTTCGTGGCCTTCATTTCAAGGCCGGTATTGAAGAAAACGTATTTCACCGACGGCAATCCGAAAATATTCCTTGCCCGCTCGATCACATCGATCAGAATATCGCTGTCCGCGCCACCAGAGTAGCTACATATGGCGTTGGGATGCTGCTTCAGGTGCCTTGCGACAATGCTCTGAATGGCCTGGAACTTGGCAGGCGCGTCGAAGTCCGCATAGGCCGGACGATCTGTGTACACTCTGCTTTTGTACTCATTTTTCATAAATGATTCCCTCTCTCACCAAATCCGGGTGTTCATACCGAAAAAATTGGCGTTGTTTTTTGTGGTTTCCAATTGATTTCATGATGTTTTTGTTCCAATTATCGATGAAATACGTTTCCCATGCTTTGCATCCGTCCCCGTTGGTGGGGCAATCGTCCCGCGTGCAGTTTCTGCAAAAGGGGCTTTCAGAATCGATGTACTGGCCGGGTTTTTCTCTCATAATGCGTCCCTTCTTTCATCTGCGCCCGCCGCCAGAACCTGCCGTATGGCTTCCAGCTCAGCGTCCCCCAGCTCGCCGGACGCGCCCTTAGGAATATCAGGCTTCCCATAGCACCTAACCGGTGGTGCTGACCCAGCACCGCCCCTGTCCTGCTCTTTGGCAAGCCAGCCGTTGATAAATCGCTGTACCCCGCCCTTGGTTTTCCGCTTGGATGGGTTGGCGTCACACCACCCGGCCATTTTCCGAAGCTCTGCCAGGATATCAACGGCGGGATAGAGTTCTGCCCATTTGTCCACGTCAGCCTGAAAAACAGGGTAAAGGGATTTATCATTCAGCATGATCTGGCACACCGGCGGCGTGGAGGCGGTGCCCGGCTCCGCGCCTATACTCTCCTTTACTCTACTTTTCTCTACTCTACTCTCCTCTACTCTACTATGTCTTTGGATGTCAGCATTTTTTGAGAAAATGTTGACATTTCTGCTTGAAATGTTTACATTGGGGCAAATTTGGGCGCACTCGACCAGAAGGATGTTGTAATCGACTTCAAGACTTTTACGGCGGCTGACTGCCTCGAAGTACCGCTTCTGAATTCCCCGTGAAGTCAGAACGTGATACTCGTCATATATCTCTTTGTCGAACATCCCTCGTCTGATAGAAGCCTCTATTATTTCGGAAACGACGCTCCCACCCAGCCCGCATCTTCGGGCGAACAAAAGCGCAACCTCCTCTGTCCATTCAATGTAATAACCCTCCTTGCCGTATATCTCTTGCAGCAAGTGAACGATTACACCAAATCCTGTCAAGCCATATTCTGCTTCTATCAGTTCAAATTTCTTGTCCAAGCAAACATCAAGCGGAAAGAAATCAAGTCCGCTTTTGATTGCCATAGTTTACTCCTCGCTTACCAGCCTAGGGAATAGAACAACTTGAAGGCCGCGACTGCCAAAAATGTCAACTATTTGTTTTACTTCTTCTTCGGATATATTATTCAGTCGGAGAAGATTATCTTGAATGCTATCCAATTCAAAGATATCCTCGGCGTCGGTGACGATAACGTCATATTTCATTGCGCATTCACCTCCTTCACCAGCGAATATCTTGCAAAGCACGTCCGTTCCCCGTATCGGTTCTTCCCGGTGACGGTTTCGCTCTTGATGGGTACGCCCTGGGCTTTCAAATCCCAGATTCTGGCGCCCAGACGGTAACAGCCGTACTCGGTAACAGCCTCGGCCTGAGTGATACTTCCATAGTCCTGCAAATGCCGCAGGATACGCTCACACTGTGTCACGGGGTGCCTCCTCTCCGGTAAGGCGAACCGCCACGCATGGGCGGGTGCCGTACCGCTTGCAGACTGTGGCGTCTGTGATAGCTGCATCATCCTTGTAGGCGATACCGTTCAGGGCATCACACACGATCTTGCCTATGTTGTCCCAGTCGGGTTTCACCATTGGCAGAATCTGATTGTCAATCGCTTCGGCCTGCTTGCGCTTGCTCCACGAATGGGGAACGGGGTAGATTGCCGCAATGTCGACCCGGATAGTGCCGGTGAACTTTGCCCCGTGGGCTTCGCACTGGTATGCCCACGCCACCAGCTTTTCATAGTCCTTCGTTTTCTTTGGGGTGTATGTCGCACCGTTCTGGGTGAAGCGGGGGCGCTCCTTCCCTTGCGGAACGCCGGGAATCGTAAATTCAATCGTCACGTTTTCGCTCCTTCCTTTGGAGTTGGCGGTTTCCCTTCCACCGCCAAGGGAAAATGCAAACTGTACTGTCAATCTTTTTGAGGAAAGATTGATTTTTCCGGCCTAGAACGGCAATTGCGCGTCGTCGTCTTCCAGCGGCGTAAAATCGCCGGTATTGCCGGAATAGGGGGTGGAGAAATCGCCGGATGAGGGTGCAGGCTCACCTCTGAGGGGCTTGTCGCTGGGCAAGGTATATTTGCCATCCTCCACGCTATCCACGCTGATAGCCCGGAAGGGGCGCACTGCCCAGCCGGATTTTCCGTTATACTCCCACTGCTCGTTCCGGAACAGAATGCCGATTTCCTTCTTTGCAAGGGAATTTTCGTCCCAATCCCAGGTATATCCCCGGTTGGATTCTTCAACGGAGGTAACGAAGCCTTTCAGAATGGATTTTGTCCATTCGTCCTTGTCGCTGCCATCGTTTTTAGGCAGCCACAGGCGGAGAACGCCCTTCCACTTCTTGTCCTCCCGCTGGTTCCGCTTGAAATCCTCGTCATAATACCCGGCAAACTCACCGGCGGAGATATCAAACAGCACGCACAGTTGGTCACCGTAGTCGTTGCGCTGCACCGCTGCCCGCTTGATCGTGCAGACGTAAGCCCCAAGGGGCAGCTTCTGACGGTCGCTGAATGCCTGTACGTTGTTCCAGTTGCTCGGTTTGTTAATCATTTTTTTCAGTTCCCTTCTTGTTTAATTCGTAATATTCCCGAATGGCGGTATCCACGGCTTTCAGATCGTTATCAATCTCAGCTGGGAACATGTCCATAGGAGATTTGCATGTGGTTGTGCCGTCGCTCTGGGTCACAAAAACGTGTTTTTTCCCGTCTGTATAGCAGAGCAGGACAATGGAGAAAAGCCCCTCCACGGTCAGCTGGTTGTCCAGCATCTTTCCTAGAGTCTTTGCCCGGGTCTTGCCGGTGTTGCTGTCCTGATCTGTATGGTGCAGGAAATAGACGATCACGTCCGGCGGGGTCTGGGTGATGACAAACTGCACCAGATTGTAGAAGTGCAGCGCCATGTCTGTGTACCTGTCTCTTATACACATCTGACGCTGCCGACGATACTCCTTGTGTAGAT